ATTCATACACGTATTTATTAAATGAGCAAAGTGCTTTCTGTGGGCGAAGCTGTTGCAATACCAGTTGTATTTTGCATGTAACCGTCTGCTAATTGTTTTTGTGTTTTGGTGATTGCCACAACTTGTGACTTGCCAATAATAACAGGATCACTGGTTTTTGTGTCAATACTCATAAGCCAAGGGATAAGCATTGCTTTGCCATCCTGTGGGTTAATTGTAAGCACTGTTGGCTTAATTACTTTTAATTCGCTTCCTGTATCTGAATCAAATCTAGCAACGACTTCTTCGCCAGTACTGCATTTGATAGTCATTACATCGCCTTTTTTAAAGTTTGAAATTACTAACATCTAGTTTTACTTCTCCAATAAGTTCACGTACAGTATTGGGTTGTAGTCTTACTAACGCCATACCTCCGCCTTCTACTAATAGTTTGCCATCATGATAAATCTGTGGCATTGTTCTGTGACCTTCATTAATTAAAAACTCACGAGCTTCTGGGTTTGAATCTACATTAATTTCTTCAAATTCAAATCCGTTCTTTTTGAGATAATCTTTAGCCATGTCACAGTAACCGCATAAATTTTTACTATATACTGTAATCATAAACTAAATCCTTTGAATGTATCTGCATTTACATCCTGCTTTGTACCACCATTAATGTAACTAGTAATTTCAGTTTCTTGTGGTGCTACTTGCACATCACCACCTGCAATCCATTTTTGTGTCCAAGGTAATGGGTTGTTGGTTTGTGTGTAAATTTTAGGAAGTCCTGCATTATTCATGCGTTTCATTGCAATGTGTTCAATATACTGACTTAGTAGTTCCTTGTTTAGTCCAAGCATACTACCGTCTTTAAACAAATAGTCAGCCCAGGCTTTCTCTTGCTCAACTGCATCAACAAACATTTGAATACATTCTTCTTCTGTTTCTCTTGCAATTTCTTCAAATACAGGATCATCTTTTTTCAGTGTTTTAAGCAATAGCTGTGTTGATCCTAGGTGTAGGTTTTCATCACGTGCAATAAACTTAATAATCTTAGCGTTGCCTTCCATCTTTTTAAGTTCAGCAAACGCCCAACTACATGCAAACGAAACATAAAAGCGAACACCTTCCAAAATGTTAACACTCATAAGTGCTAGCCATAGTTTCTTTTTAAGCTCATACATATCAACTATAACTTTTTTGCCGTTAACTGTATGTGTACCTTCGCCTAATAGGTTATAGTAACTAGCGCCTTCAATAAGGTCATCGTAGTACTTTGAAATGTCTCCAGCACAATCAATAATTTCTGGAATATTCATAAGTCCATCAAAGATAACACTTGGGTCATTATACACATTACGAATAATGTGCGTATAACTACGACTGTGAATTGTTTCACTAAATGTCCAAGTAATAATCCAGTTTTCTAGTTCAGGAAGACTTACAATGCTACCAAACGATTCTGCAGGTGCACGACCTTGTACACTGTCTAATAGAATCTGACGTTTTAGATTACTTGTAAAAATATGCTGTTCATGATCTGTTAACAACTTAAAATCTTTACCATCACGATATGTGTCTACTTCTTCGGGACGCCAAAAGAATCCCAATTGCTTATCTGTAAACTTATCAAAGCTAGGATACTTCATTGTATCGTAACGTTGAATTGTTACCCCTCCTGATGGGTCTAGGAATGCCAAATTATTCGCTTGGCTACCTTTATTTTCTGTATTAAATACACTCATCCTTGTCTCTCTTTTAAATTGTGCAACTATCGCAAGCTTCGTCTTCTATGATAATACTATCTTTCACTACTATACTTGATTGTTCCATTTTGTCAATATCTATTTCACCAGCACCATCGAATGTATTAAAGTAATATAATTGTTTCCCACCGTATTTGTAAAACATCATTAAGTGTTGTAGCATACTACTCATTGGGATCTTTTCATCTGGGAAGTGTTGTGGGTTGTAACTTGTGTTTACACTGATACCCTGATCAATATATTTTTGTAACACTGCCATAATCTTCAAGTAGCCTTCGGGAGACTTTTGATCCCATAGTAGCTCATACTTATTTTTAAGATGGTGTATACCAGGTACAACTTGTTTTAGTACACCATGTTTACTTTGTTTAATACTAACAAGACTACGTGGTGGCTCAATGCCGTTTGTGGCATTACTAATCTGTGCTGATGTTTCAGCAGGCATAAGTGCCATTAGTGTTGAGTTACGAATACCTGTTTCACGTAACTGTGTACGTAGTTCTGTCCAAGGCATACGCTCTACTGGTGCTACTAACTCGTCAACATCACGCTTGTATGTGTCAATAGGCAGGATACCATCGCTATATTTTGTTTGATCATTCCACAAGCAGGCACCTTTATCCTGTGCCAAATCAGCACTTGCTTTAATTAAACTATAACTCCATGCTTCCGCATACTCGTCAATTAACTCTAGATTAGGCTCACTATATGTCATATTGTTACGTGCCATCCAGTATGCTAAGTTAATAATACCAACACCAAGTGGACGTCTGCCCATGGTTGCCATTTCTGCCGCAATTACTGGATAGTTCTGATAACTGAGTAGTGCATCAAGTCCACGTACTGCTAGTTTACCAATACGAATAAAGTCACTTGGCTTTTTAACGTTGCCCCAATTAACCGCACTTAGTGTACACAATGCAATCTCACCTTCTGGATCGTTAAAGTCGTTCAGTGGTTTTGTTGGTAAGTTAATCTCACAGCACAAGTTACTTTGTTTAATTGGTGCCATATCTGCTTTAAACGAACCATGCTCATTGGAATGGTCAACGTTTTGTAAATAAATTCTTCCAGTATCTTTACGCTCTCCCATAAAGTGACTAAACATCTCAAGTGCTGATACAGTTTTCTTACGTAGTCTTGTATTACGCTCTGCTGTTTCATATAGTCTTTTAAACTCGTCTTGATCTGCAAAAAATGCTTCGTATAGTCCTGGCACATCACTAGGCGAAAATAAAGTAATATCACCACCAGTAATTAAACGCTCGTACATTAGTTTGTTAAATTGTACACCGTAATCCATTTGACGTACACGGTTATCTTCAATTCCTTTGTTGTTTTTAAGAACTAGTAAATCTTCTGCTTCGAGATGCCAAATCGGGTAATATAATGTTGCTGCTCCGTTTCGCACGCCTCCTTGGCTACATGATCTGGTAGCAGACTGGAACATCTTAAAGAAAGGAACGACCCCGGTATGATAGGCATCACCCTTACGGATGGGGGAGCCAAGAGCTCGTATACTACCTGCTCCAATTCCAATTCCGGCTTTTTGTGATACATACTTGACAATACTGCTAGTAGTTGCATTAATACTATCCAAACTATCACCAGTTTCAATAAGAACACAACTGCTGAACTGGCGTTGTGGAGTTCTAACACCAGCCATAACAGGAGTAGGTAAACTAATGTCGAAAGTACTAATAGCATCATAATAATCCTTTACCCAACGTAGGCGTGTTTCTTTGTCGTAACTTCCAAATAATGTTGCCGCAATTAGCATATATGCCATTTGTGGTGTTTCTAGTTTTTGTCCAGTGACACGATTTTGTACAAGATACTTTCCACGCCATTGTTCCATGGCGGCATATGTAAAATCTTGATCACGTTCGTGTTTGATGTAATCATTAAGTTCATCCCATTCGGATGCAGTATACTCAGTGAGCAACGCTGGATCATACCATCCTTCATCTACATTACGGGCAATCAGTTTTAAGATATGCCAAGGTTCAAAACTGTCGTATACTTGTTTGCGTAAATGATAAACAATAAGCCTACCAGCAACCCATTGATAATTTGGAGCATCTTCTTCAATTAACTCTGAAGCACTTTTAATAAGTGTTTCTTGGATGTCGTCAGTAGTAATGCCATTGTAAAAATGCAAATTACTTTTCATTTCAACTTGACTAGGACTAACTCCGTTAATACCTTCACAGGCATAAAAAGCTACCTTGTGTAGCTTTTCGAGGTCAATTGCCTCTTTACTTCCATCTCTTTTTGTTACTTGAATGTTGCTCATTATTTCTATGTCCTTATAGTATACCAGTAGTATCTGTTGCCGAATCGTCGGAGTTCGGAAAAGTATGTTTAATCTATTATGTTTTTTATTTCAGTTCTGTAGGTCACAGAACATGTTTCTGTATCGGGTAATGTACTTATACTACCGTGATCAAAGTTAAGCAAGTGTTTATTGTCAATTAGTGCACAAAGCCTCTGAAAACTTCTACCAATACATGTTACATATATTAGTTCATTTTTAATATCTGGATTAGCATAGTAGATAGTATATGCCATTCCCAATGCTAAACTGTTGTCACAAAAGTCTCCTTGATGTAACATTTCCCATGGCGTTGGCCATTGATTACTGTTAACTGGATCAATAGCTATGTTAACTAACGGTGCACTCTTCCACCAATGTACTACAGTATTGCATACATCTAATGTATTTGTTGTGTCCAAGCCGTTACGGAATTCACGCCACATGCTTAATCGCTTGCTCGGTGACATATACCAGGCTTGATTATTTAATTGCTGTTCCAAAGTTGATATGTATATTTAAATTTCGTTATAGTATTAGCGCCATCAGTGTACATTAAACGTAGTGTGTTTGCTACG